CTCAACCTGCTTTTCTAGATCTCGCTTTTCATTGATGATCTTTTGAATCCGTTCACACCCACGCTTTGACTTGATGTCGCCAGAGGCTTCTTCATTAGGCTTGTTATTGTTCTCGGGACTCGAATCCACAGATCCAGGGTTCAACACCCGATTGATGAATTCTTCTGCGCCTTCAGTCTGAATGGCTGGCTGTGGGAGTACATCTACATTGATTGCAGCTGGTGCGGGCAATAACTCTCCCAGGTCATAAGCTCGAGGCTCTAGTTCGCCTTCAGGAGCGGTCATCATGGCAGGTACCTGTACCTCACCCTTGACTGGAGCAAAGATTGGCTCAACCTCTGAATCCTCTAACTCTTCTCCCTCTTCAATATCCTCAGATATTTGAGCAAGAGATGCGCTGGGCTTGGATGCTTTACTGAGGTCATCAAGCAAACTGGTAGCCTGACTTTTGGGCTCTGCTTTTTGTACCCTGAGCGCCTTTTGCTTTTCAGCTTCCTGCTCTTTAGCTAATTTGGCAACTGCTTGCTCCTCAGCTTTTCTTGCCTTTTCTTCATCGGATGCCTTCTGAGCTGCTGCTCTTTCGGCTAACTTCAGATCACGCTCTTCTCTTGCCTTTATTCGCCTGGCGTGTACTTCAGCCGCATGTTTGTCTTCAGCCTCTTTCCTTAAGCGCTCGCGTTCTTTTAGCTCTTCCCTATTTTGAGCTCTTTGAATGGATCCACCATTGCTGAGAACCTCTGATTTAAAACTCGTTACTTCATTTGCCACCTGCGTCATTGCTGATCTCCTCTTTTAATGAATTACGCTCACTACTTATCTCGTTATTGACTCTTCGTTGCCTCTCCGAAAATAGATTGACTCCAAAGTTGGGGTCGACATAACCCTCCGCCTGCTTTTCTACATTCGGTATAAATAGATTTGAATCGATACGATCGTCATATCGCAAGACCGTTTCCCGTAGGAGATTACGGATATGTTCGTAATCCATTCCTCTAGCTTGTAGGTTTTGAATTTGTATTGATAGATTTGTAATCATGGGCAGGACTTTTAACCAACCTTCTTTTTCTTCTATGCCATCCGGTGCGCCGGTAGTGCCCGCTCTGATTCTGAGATCGACCATGTCAAAGATTCGATCTTTGGTAAGTGTTGGCCAGTCATAGGTTTTCTCTTTTGTGATGGTGAGTCGGCCATCGACCATGGTCGTTCTAGTAATTGGCGCACCCATATAGCGCTCTACCTGTTCACTTGTAAGTTCTTGCAATAGAACCTGGGCGCTGTATTGCGCTATTTCTTGTAGCCAATCTTCTATCTGGTCTTTGAATTCAAATACGCGTCCCGATAACGCTCTTTGTAAGATATTGGCTTCAGTAGCTGTCTTAGGTCTGACGACTGTTGAGCGCGCAGCATCTTGCAGCCCAGTAACTTGTTCCCAGTCATAACGCACTGCACTGGTGTCATATACGATGGGGTCTATCTTGGGGTGACCTCTGGGAATAATCACTTGGTTAAGGGGCTTGCCTTCGGTATCAACGATGGTGATCTCACCGAATCTTGAATCCGCATGTTTCTTGATTGTTTTCTCATTGATATCAGCTGATGCCACCCACCCCGGAATGCAAAGGTCTCGATGTTGATTAAAGCGATCGCGCGCTTCGTTGTGTTCATCTTGAAGTCGTTCGGTCAGATCAACCAGGCTTGGACCAACGAATTGACCATCTACTACCTGGTAAGGCAATAGGAAGAATGGATACCAGCGCTCACCAGCTCTTGGAGGCGAATAAGGTTCACGTAGCCATTCAGTCGCGCCCTCTACCATTGTGTATACACGCTGAGTAGTTCTATCCCAGATTTCCAAGACTGCGATCTGCTGATCATCACTCACCGGGCTTTTGCTTGCATCCATATGCATGGAGGCTAAACGCCTGGCTTTCTTATGCGAGGGTTCGCCTTGGCCTGGTTGGTAGATCTTGGCATTGGCTAGATTCTTCTTGTACATAGCCTCAGCCTGCGAGCGCTTCATCGGTATAACTTGGCAGATCCAGTCCGCATCGGTGTAATCCCAAAACTCACAGATTGAGGGATCGATGAGCAAATTCTCGGTAAGGACTCTATCAATGATAAGACCTTCAGCAGCATTAACCTCTGAGCGCTCATATAGGGATCCGATGAGTTGGTCTAACTCTGCCCTCTTGACATCATGATGATGACTTTGATTACCGTCATTGAGATCTTGCTCTAGCTCTTCGATAAGCAGTAGATTCTCTTGGGCATCGTTAATCCGCCCTTTAATGTAAGCATCCTCGCTTGGGTCTCTTTGGTACATCACTTTGAGAATTCCGTAACTACAAGTCAATGCTGCTCTTACTGTCGACTTAGCTCGGTTTTTGAGTTGTGCGTTTTCTAAGGCTCTATTCGTTACTGCCTCTAACGTTCTACAAAAGAGCTTGAGGTCAGCACCCGAATTTAATGGTGCTGTAGAGATCTCTGGGTTTCTTGCATATACATTGGGTAGTACGGCAGAGATAGTGCCGTGTATTAGATTGGCTCTAAGACTGTAGAAGTCTTTGCTAGTTGGGTCTGCATTCCAATTAAAGCCGGCCACCGTATTGCGGTTATGCCTTACGCGCTTATGAAAGGCTGACCAGTGAGCGCGCGCATGAGCGATGCGGGCAGTCCATTTTTGTTGAAGAGCTTTGGGGTCTTGGGGCACTCATATGTTATAAAACCTAAGCTAGACCTCCCCGGGTATTTCTTGGTTTTATTTTTCGATCTTTATTAAAAATGGAATATGATTATTCGATATGGAAGCTAAACTTTCTCTAAAATATTCCGGACCATCAGTAGATGCCGGACTTATGGATGTCTATCAAGCATCAGCCAATATGATCGCCTTTAGCGAGTTTATGGTTGTAGCTGCAAAATCCACCTTTGGTGACAAGGTAATAATTAAGGCTGAAGTTGGAGGATTTTCACACGGTTCATTTATTACAGACCTTGTTTTCAACTTTGCTGGGCCAGTTGCAACAATCTTTGCAACCCTCTCCACATCAGATTTAATTGATATCGTCAGTGAGTCATTCAAGCTATGGAAGCACCTACGTGGCGACCCTCCTACCCAAATTAACCATATCAGCAATCAAATTGCCGAAGTGACCAACAACAATGGACAAATTATTCAAGTTCAAACTCAAACAATTAACTTAGTATTCAACGAAAAAAGTGGTGATGCTGTTAAGCAGTTTATTCAATCCCCTTTATTAAGCGATGGCATAGATTCAGTTGATATTGGCTTTAATAAGAAAATTATTGCTGGTGTATCCGAAGATGAGGGGCGCTACTTTGGCCCAGTTATACCATCGGAATCCATTACAGACTCAACTCAACAGATCACATTAATTATTGAGGCAGCAACCTTTAAAAATGGGAATAAATGGCGCTTCTCTGATGGTCAAACCTCTTTCTTTGCTGATATCGTTGACCTAGATTTTCTAAATAGCGTTGACAATGGCGAAAGATTTGGCAAGGGAGATATGCTGCGCGTTGATTTGAGAATAATTCAAGAAAAAGTCGGCAATAAAATCAATACAAATCGAACCATTACGAAGGTTCACGAACATAAAGCGGGCCCTTTACAGGACTCCCTTATTTAGTCGCTCGGTCCTTTTCTAGCTCGCATAATCCCATACCTAGTTGCATCCCAGGCATGATCTTCGGAATCAGTATCCACATCTTCAGGATTCAATGAATCTGGCGGTAATTGTGGGATGGTTCTAAGCCAATGCTTACAAGTGCTAAATACTTTTAGCCTTTCTTCAGCCATTAGACGGATGATTTCTTGAGCACCATTTACCCTGCTTCTGGGTGCGTTATAAGCCTCAGTCCACTTCACGCCTTTATCTCTAAAGATTTGACCAATGGATCGCTCTGCTCCAATCTTTGAAAAGATGGATGGATCAGCTAAGTTCATGCGGTATTCATATCCAAGGCGTTGGTCGTGAACTTCTATCTTCTTGATCTTCTCGGCTACTACCGTTGCATCTTCCCTGGTACCGGTGTTTTCTTTATCTCCATATCCATAGAGCTCTCTCCATAGGTAATAGACTCCATCATTAGATAAGGCAAACCAATAGACGGCATATGGTCTGGCATATCCCCAATCCATAGAACGCCAAACCTTCCATGTTGGTGGAATAGCAAAGGGTTCTACAACGTGTTTAGAGGGTTGCCACACGCCTTCCAAGAAACTTCCTACGTGGATATCCCAATCTCCTTCTAACCAGGCTCTACGCCTGTTTGGATCGCTTAGCGACTCTAGGCTCATGAGGTAGTTGGGGTCGTTTCTGAGTAGGTGCGTGTTCTCGTAAATCGTCGAATGAATTCGCACCCTAGGTAATGCGCCCTCTTGCCTGATGATTTGCCCAGCCGGTATTGTCCCAATCTGAAATCTTTCCTTAACCGATGCATGCCCCACTCCAAATGGATTGCATGTTGCCCTCACCATTCTTGGCATCCCAGGATGGGATGATCGGCAAGTGGAATGCATTGCTTCGTAGAACGAGAGGTTGCGCCAATTGGTGAGCTCTTCAAATCCTAGCCATGGGTATTCGTGGCCATGGTAATTCCAGTAGTCGTCTTCGTTAGCTCCATAACGAAAGTACAGCATTTCCCCTGTGGGCCACTTCCAAACATAGTCTGATTCATTGAATTTAGCGCCTGGGAAGATTTGATAGAACCAGCGCTTGCTCTTGGCCACTACATCCGCTAGCTGCGGATAGGTGAGGCGAAAGAGTGTTCCGCGCCAGTGATCTCCAAAACCTCTGCCTACATGTTGGGCATAACTCATGAGCAAGGTATCCGTCTTACCCCCACCTCGGGTGCCCTCTAGCAATACTTCATACACTGGGCAAGTCAGAAACAAAGTCTGACTACCGGGCAATGGTGCCCAGATGGTTTTCATGGACTAGTGTTTTGCTTGGGCAGCTTGCTCCCAATCATCCATACTCATCGCTCCTGGCACCACCAAGACGCCACTTTGTAGTGGGGCCCCATCCTTACCCGTATGCTCGATTGCAGATAGGCGTGGGTGAACATATGGGGCAGCGTGTCTCGCAATGGTGGCAGCCATGTTCAGGAGTTTGATTCGACTCTCGGTGATCATGATGTTATGGTCATGACCAACACCTTCATGAGCATGATCATCATGCTTGTTGTAGTTTTCCGCCTCCTTGTAAAGCGCCATCATGGTGCTCATCATGACTTCTAAGGGTGTGATGCCTTGTGCAGTAGCTACCTCTGCGATTTCACGAGTCCTCTTGGTGAGGCTGCCCTCTTTACGCCCTGCTCCTGGCCTAGCTCCTCCTTTATTTGCCGGCTTTGCTGTTGGCTTTGATTTCTTTTGATTGTTTTCAATCATGATGATGCTTCTGGTCTTCTGATCATCTTCAAAAGATGAGGTTGCAATGCTACTGAATCGCCAAAGGGCTCATCAAACTCAATGATGATTCTCTGGAACAGATCATGACGACTTTGAGCCCCGCGATGCTTTACAACTGTGCCTATGCGGCCACTTGGAGTTTTAACGATCGATCCAATTGGGAAATCTTCCATATCAGGTCGATCAATGATTCCAGCTATACATGGGTTAGCTTGCATGGGAAGCCTCCGTTGTAGCTGGGATCTCTTTTCTTTTTCGCAGTTCAGCAAAGATTCTGGTTTTGAAAGAGTCATAACTCTCCGAGCCTTGAGCTCGCATTCCGAGTTCTCGTCCCTTAAGGTCGATTCCCTCATTCGATTTCCACCAGATCTCTTCAGAGGAATCTAGGGCACGTGCTTTCCTGCGCATTCCTTTCAGAATGGCTAGAACAAATCCAGCATTGATCGGGGTAGAGCTTGATGCCCTCCTTCGCATTTCCTTTGCCTGGGCAATAGCAACCTCAACATCTTCAACGGTTAGGCCTTGTTGAATCAACTGAGCAATACGCTCATCGTCTTCTCCAATATTTAAACCCTCCTTTTCAAAAAGAGTTTGAATTTGTTTTTTCCTTTCACCATCGCCCTGTAAAACTTTTTCGATTTCACCCCCATTGTTTTGTTTGTCTGGTGTATGGAGATTGGTGACTGGTGTTTGGTGTCTGGTGTTTGGTGAGCATTGCGTTCGCAATGCGGTCGCAATGCGAACGCATGCATTGTGAGGTTCAGTTTCTTGGCGCAGATCATCTGCTTGAAATGCTTGCCAACGACCTTCAGCACTCCGTCTAGCCTTGTTTTGCTTATCTTTAAAGCGGGCTATTTCATGATCACAGCGCTCTTGTCTCCAGCCATCGTCTGTGAGAGTAAAAAATTCATTCAGGACCGAGATAACTGAATTTTTTTCTTCTTTTGATCGTGCATTGATCAATCGTTGCACTAGCTTCACATCAATCGGCAATGGTTTTTCTGTGGCGTAATACTTTCTAATTAAACGGCTATAAGTAGCGTCTTCGATAAAGGTCAGATGTGCAGTAGCTTCTGCGTAATCCCCTATGTGATGCTCGTAATAATTCATTTAATACTGTCTCCGCGTTGTTCTTTTCTTGCATGAAATAATTAATGTAAGAGATGAATCTAACAATCAGAAAGCGTATCGTCAAACGCGTTTTTTCTGAATTTATTTTTAATTTATTTATATAACAAATGTATGTAATCCCATTTTGAAAAATTCGTGGGAATTTATTTCTTGAGTCGAAGTCTTAATTGATCTACGCGTGTCCACTGCTCTCTTAGCTCTATCAGAATTTACTGACTGGGCTGTAGTGCTCTATTTAATTGGCTTTTGTTACTTCTATGAATAAATATTTTTTTGTAGTCAAAAATTAATTTGTGTTTATAAAGTGGGTATTGACTTTTGATTGACCACCTAAATTTCATTGACTACATTGCAACTCAGTAGCACGCAGATTCGCTTACAACAACACACAACAGGAGATGAATTTAATGGTGGCAATTCGGTTATACAGCTTGTATCGATCTTATGGATACACAAAAATGAGTTCTGCAAAAATGGCTTTGCAGGTGTATCGAAAAAATATGAAGCGCGCCCGCCATGGAGGTAACCATGAGTAATGCGAACCAACAAACCTCGCCAATAACCTTAATGAGAATTCCGCAAATACTAAAGGTGATGCCAGTTTCGAAGTCTAAATTCTGGCTGATGGTTCAGAAAGGTGAGTTTCCGAAACCAATCAAGATTGGAAGGTCTTCGTTTTGGACGATTGAACAGGTTCAGGCTTTTATTAGAGAACGGAGTGGTCAATCCACCAATTGAAACATGGCTACCTCCTGAGCTTATGCTATCTATCCTACGGAAAACTCAGGAGATAACTATGCATGCAGTGACTTTATCCAAGCCTCTTAGCGTTGAGGTCTTTGCCCATGACCTACCCCTGGATGAGAGCGCCTGGATTCAAATTGGCACCTATGAAGATATAGCGGATGCTGTGGATGCATGCAGAAGAGTAATTGATCGAGTCTTATGCAAACCGCAATATTCATCTCTCACTGGACTTGCTTTGATGCAAGAATATTTAAACTATGGTCCGATCCCATGCATTCGTGGGGTTGATAATCTGGATGCCTTTGATCCGTATGAATATCTCGTAAGCAAAACCAAGTAGGCCGCAATAGCGCTACGAAAATGCTTTAGACCTTGGTCTTTAAATAACGGACAACAGTCTCCCAATCTGGGAATTCAGGGGTTGCAAAGTGAATATGCTCACCCTTGAATCGATCTACCCCATTCTTAAGACGATCATCGACCAAGAAATCTCCATCATTCAGATTCTTATGGTGGCTTAGGATTAAGCGTTTATATGCTGGCTTACCCAGATAGTCTTTTACCCATAGCAACTTATCGGACCAGGCACTCGGATTACCCCAGGGTGCGGTTGAAAGAATATAGG